CCATCTGGACATCCTTTGACTGTAGTAATCAACAGTTTCGTGAACTCATTATATTTACGATACTGCTGGTATGCTATTGCTAAGGAGAAGGGTTGGTGGAAAGTACCACGCTTCGCAAGCAAAGTTTCAGCCATGACATATGGAGATGACAACATCATGACTGTTGCAAAGGGATATGACGATTTCAATCATACCGCTATTGCTGAACAGTTGGCTAAGGTGAGTATTAAGTACACGATGGCCGATAAAGATGCTAAGTCAGTTCCTTTCATCTCCTTAGAAGATGCTTCATTTTTGAAGCACTTCGCTGTATGGGATGAGGAATTGGGTTTGTATCGCTCACCTGTTGAAGAAGATTCGATCGCCAAGATGTTACATGCACACTTGAAGTCAAAGGTTTTGACAATGGAACAATCAAGTGCTGAAGCAATTCAGAATGTGGCATTGAAATATTTCGAATTTGGCCGTGAGGTATATGAGAAGCGAAAGTTGCAGCTCGAAGAAGTCGCACGTAGATCTGGAATTCAGGGATACGTTGGACCTATTATGAGTTATGATGATCGCCTCGCATGGTACCGTGAGAAGTTTGACCTTTAGGTCGGCTTCATTGGCCCGCCCTGGGGGCCTTGTACCTTGGGCTACCGCAACTATGTGGTAGAAAAACTAAAAATAGTTGTTTGTGTTTGATTAACGCATGAATTGCTAGGTTCTGCATTACCTAGAATTTGTGGACAGCTACACAAATAGTCATTGTATATATTGTTATTTAGCAATGGGGTGACGCCCGATAAAATAGCACTGTCATGTTGTCGATTGATGTACCGCACATGATATTCATAAAATTACATTACTTATCTTCATACTATTATGGAGGGCGTGGACCTCAATAAAAACCACGAATTTGATACCGCTTTGCGGAACATCCATCGCGTAGAGTCTTTCGACGAGTTGGATGAGGTGAAAGTCCTCAAAAGCCGTAACAAGGAACTGAAAGACAAATTGGCTAAGAAATACCGTCATGTCAAGCAATTGGAAAGGAGAATTGCATCGTTGGAGGGTATGGTCATGATTTCACAATCCGGTGTTGTTTCAGATTCACAACCTGCACCAGGCACCACAGAGACGGAAATGGCTTCTATGTCAACGGAGCAAATTACGTCTTTTGCTGATCAGGATGCTGGTTGGACGACAGAAAAAGTTGGTATGTACGAACCCACCATGGATTTGGCAAACAATAACGATAGTGAACTTGGGAATTTTCTCAAGCGACCACTTCGTGAGTCTGCTCAAACATGGTTGGTTGGTCAACCGTTTTTCTATAAGTTTAACCCCTGGACAGCGTTTTGTGAAAACGAATTCATCCGCGACAAGATTAAGAATTATGAATTGCTTAGAATGAAGCTGCACGTCAAAATGGTGATTTCGGGAACGAAATTTCACTATGGGCGTTCATTGGTATCTTACAATCCTTACACGGATGGAGATGCGGTCACTGTTGATCGTAATTTCATCTCGCAGGATTTGATTCAAGCTTCACAAAAGCCTCATTTCTTTCTGAACCCTACCAAAAATACGGGTGGTGAACTTTGTTTACCATTCTTTTGGCCCGAAAACTACCTGAGCATTCCTAATGCTGATTGGTCAGATATGGGTGATGTTGTGATTTCATCATTCGGAAATCTACTCCATGCAAATGGAGGAAATGATCCAGTGACTATCACTACTTACATCTGGGCAGAAGACATTGTGCTCACTATTCCTACTTCTTCTGATCCTCCTCTAGTTTCACAGAGTGGACGTAGAGGCGGACGTATGTCAACTGGTGATTCCAAAAATAGCATCAATTCGCGTGACGAATATGGTCAAGGAATCATTTCAAAGCCAGCTTCTGCTGTTGCTAAAGCCGCTGGTGCATTAACTTCACTTCCAATAATTGGTCCTTACATGAGGGCTACAGAAATTGGAGCGAATGCTACTAGCAGGATTGCGCAACTGTTTGGTTATTCTAGACCAAATATCATCACAGATATTCAACAGTTTAAGCCTTTACCTACGGGTAATTTAGCTAACACTGATGCTGCTGATGGAGCAATGAAGCTTACTTTGGACAGTAAGGCTGAATTGACTGTCGATTCGCGTACAGTTGGTTTAGATGGCACAGATGAAATGGGAATTTCTGATTATGTCAAAAGGGAGTCATATTTGACTCAGTTTGATTGGGCACCTGATGCTAGTCCAGATACATTATTATGGAACACACGTGTGTTACCAATGCAACTGGATAATATTCAGGGTGAAATTCACATGACACCTTTGGCGCATATGGCAACTGTTTTCGAACGTTGGCAGGGATCATTGAAATTTCGGTTTCAAATTGTCAAGAGTGATTTCCACAAAGGTCGTATTTTGGCCAGGTGGGACCCCAATCAGTTTACC